GCGAGCACGAACATTACGAAAAGTGGGTCGCCAGTGGAGCCCTCGCAGGTATACCGGGACCGGAGATTCAACTCGGCACAATCCAGAAAGAGATCGAGGAAGAGATCGCGCGCTTCGACCGCAAGTGCATCGCATTTGATCCTTGGTCGGCGCTGCAAATGCAGCAAGACCTTCAGGCAAAGCTCGGCGAGGACGTGGTGGTGTCGATTCCGCAGACCACGCAATATCTCTCCGAGGCGATGAAGGAAGTCGAAGCCGCGGTCCTGAGCGGCCGGCTGCATCACAACGGCGACCCGGTACTGGGGTGGGCGATGAGTTGTGTGATCGCAAGACTCGACTTCAACGACAATCTGTTCCCGCGGAAAGAGAAGAACGGCATCAGCAAGATCGATCCCGCGTCCGCGCTCTTCAATGCGATCTCGCGCGCGATGGTCAACAAGGCCAAGCCGGTGTCGGTGTACGCCACTCGCGGGCTGATCACGCTCTAAACGGACGGCGCAGATGTTCAAACGGATCGACGTGCAGGACGTGCTCTTGGTCGCGGGCGTGTGCCTCATCGTCGGTGGGATCGCAGCGTGGAGCCGCGCGGCAGCGTCGATCGTGCTCGGGCTCTTCTGCCTGTTGTTTGTGTTCACGATCGCGCGCTCAGGTGCGCCTAACAAGCCGGAGAAACTCTGATGGGCATACTCGCGCGATCGGTCGGGATTCAGAACTACTCGGCAGAAGACCCGAGTCAGCCGCTGCTGCCCTATTCCCAACTGGAAGAGATGCTGGGCATCGGGCGCACCGACTCCGGCGAGATCGTGGACGAGAAACACGCGATGCGGCTGACGACCGCGTTCGCGTGCATCAACAACATCGCTGCCGATCTCGGTGGCCTGCCGCTGCCGGTCTACCAACGGCTCGGCGACGGCTCGATCCGGGAGGCACCGGAGCACCGTGTGTTTCCGCTTCTGAACACCGCGGCCAACAAGTTCATGACCGCGGTCGTGTTCCGCGGCTGCGCGCTCGCGGCGGTGCTCGGCTTCGGGAACAGTTACAGCTTCATCAAGCGCGACAATGCCGCGCGCGTGGTCGAGCTCATTCCGCTGCCCTCGAACAAGACGAGCCCGGTGTTGATTCCCGGCGACGGACCGGGCCGCGGCACGCTGATGTATGCCACGACTGCGACGCAGGACGGGCTGGCGAGCTACATCGACCCGGCGAACGTGCTGCACATCTCCGGCTTGTCCTTTGATGGCTACGTCGGAATGTCGCCGATCATGACCTGCCAGAATGCCTTCGGGATCGGGCTGGCCGCGGAGCGCTTCGGCGCGCGGTTGTTTGCCAACGGCGCGCGCGCGTCCGGCGTGCTCTCGCATCCCGGCACGCTTGGGACCGAGGCGCTCGACAACCTGAAGAAGTCGATCAAGGAGAACTTGACCGGCACCAACGCGCTGCGCCCGCTGGTGCTCGAAGAGGGAATGAAGTGGGAACAGACCACCATCAATCCCAACGAGGCGCAGTTCCTCGAAACCCGCAACTTCCAGCGCGAGGAAGTGGCCGCGCTCTACCGGATGCCGATGCACCTCCTCCAGTCGCTCCAGCGCGCGACCAACAACAACATCGAGCATCAATCGCTCGACTACATTCGCACTTGTCTCCGAATGTGGGCGGTGCGCGTCGAGCAAGAGATCAACCGCAAGCTCCTCGCGCCACCGTACTTCGCCGAGCACGACTTTAACGCGTTCCAGCGCGGCGACTTCGCCTCGCAGACCACCGGCTATGCGCTGTTGCGGAACTGCGGCGTGTATTCGGCCAATGACATTCTGCGCAGCCTGCGCCAGAACCCGATCCCGGCAGAAGAGGGCGGCGACGTCCGGCTGGCTCCGCTGAACATGGTGCCACTGGACCAACTGGGCGCGCAGGACACGGAGACGGCGACCGCGGTCATCACCACCGACGAAGACACCGAGGAAGTGATCACCGACCTTGGCCGGGCGCGGATCGAGAACGCCTTCAGGCGTCTGTTCCGCGATGCGGTGGGCCGCATTCTGAACCGCAAGACGCGCGAGGAACTGTTCGCCTACCGCGCCCTTCAGCCCGCGATTGCGTCGATGGCCGACTCGATCATGGCGATGTATTACACGCCAGACGCGGAGATGAAAGCCAAGGCAGAGAACGAATCGAACCGAATCGCAAAGCAATTTGCTGCCGAGTCGATGGGGTGGGCGAAGACTGCCGCGAGCACGCTCGCGACCGATCTCACCGACCGGGCCTACACCGCGCTCGCCGCGGAGCTTGCTGGATGAGGAGAACCACTATGCACAACCACCCGAAGCTGAAGCCGTGTTTTCGCGCGGCGGTCAAATCCGATGGGACGCTGGAGCTCCTCGTGTACGAAGAGATCGGCATCGACTGGTGGACCGGCGAAGGCGTGACCGCGGCCAGCGTAAAAGAGCAGATCGACGCGGCGGGAATCTTCTCGAAGATCGCGGTGCGCATCAACTCGCCGGGCGGTGACGCCTTCGAGGGCGTGGCCATCTTCAACGTGATCCGCGCACAGGGCAAGCCGGTGAACGTCTTTGTGGATGGGATCGCGGCATCGGCGGCGTCGATCGTGGCGATGGCCGGAGACACGCGGACAATGGGCTCGGGAGCGATGCTGATGATCCACAACGCGTGGAGCTCGTGCGTCGGCTATGCCGAGGATATGCGCAAGATGGCCGACACGCTGGACAAGGTATCGGCATCGGTCGCCAGCATCTATGTCGAGCGCGGCGGGATCACCGCGGAGAAGGCGAAACAGTTGATGGACGCCGAGAGTTGGTTGTCGGGCACCGATGCCTTAGAGCTCGGGCTCGCGACCGCGCTGGCTGAGCCGGAGCCCGACGACGGCGCTGCCGCGCTCGCGCTGGCGCGCAGTTTCAAGGCGCTCAAGCGGCTCAAGAAAGTCCCGGCAGTCCTGACAGCAGAGGATGATCCGGAGCCTGCGCCGGAGCCAGAGCCTGAAGAGGAAGATGCGCCTCTCGATCTCTACGAGCGCGAGCTCGAAGCGATGGAGTTAACGCTTCAGTTCTAGAACCACCCACTTTCAACAAGCGGAGTCTTGCACAAACCGATCCCTTGGGATCGACAGGGCGACGTGTGCGAAACGCGACCACGGCTCGGGCCGCGGCGGGCGCGCGACTTCAACCGATGGAGAATTTCAATGTCCTACGCCAAAGCACTGCGTGAGAAGTCGGCGCGGATTGCAACCCAGATGCGCGCCCTTGTGGACACGGCAAAGAAGGCAGACCGTGGTCTGAACAGCGAAGAGCGGACCCAGTGGAACAATCTACTGGCCGACTTTGAAGCCAACGAAGCCTCGATCAAAGCCGAGGAACAACTTGTCGCCATCGAGGGCGGGCTCGCTGCGGTTCCCGGTGACACGCTGGTGCCAGCGTTCGCAGCCCGGCCGTCCGGAGCAGGCCGGAAGTCGAAGGACGACAGCCCACACGCCAAGGCATTCGGCAAGTGGCTGCGTCACGGTCTGAGCGCGCTCGCGCCCGCCGAGCTCACACTGATGCAGTCGCGCGCGGTGAGCGTTGATGCGCTCGGCATCCAGAACGCGCAGACCATCACCGGCGCGGGTGGCGGCTACCTTATCCCGCAGGGCTTCAGTGATCAGCTTGAGGAAGCGCTGAAATGGTACGGAGGGATTCTCGGCGAAGTGGACGTCTTCGAGACCGACAGCGGCAACCCGCTGCCGTGGCCGACCGAGAACGACACCGCGAACAGAGGTCGGATGCTCGCCATCAACACCCAGTTGACGACAACCGACCTGGTCTTCGGTCAGGTCGTGTTCAACGCGTACACCGGCACCTCTGATATCGTGCTCGTCCCGATTCAGTTGATGCAGGACTCGTACTTCGACATGGACACTTATGTGGCCCGCGCGCTCGGTACACGCTTAGGCCGCTTAATGAACCACGAATGCACCGTGGGAGCCGGAGGCGGGACAACCGCCAACGGCATCCAGCCCGCCGTCGTTGCTGCGGGCAACGTGGTGACCGGTGCAACCGGTTCGAGCACATCGGTCGGCTACAAGGATTACGTGAACGTGTACCACGCCGTCGATCCGGCGTATCGCGACCGGCCCACCGCGAAGTTCATGATGCACGACAGCACACTCAAGGCGACCCGGCAACTCGTGGATACGACCGGTCGCCCGCTGTGGATGCCGGGCATCTCCGCTGGCTTCGGAACCGGCTTCCCACCGACCATTCTCGATCGCCCGTATGTCGTGAACAACGATCTGCCGGTGATGGCCGCGAGCGCATACTCGCTGCTCTTCGGCGATATGTCGAAATATAAGGTGCGTCGCGTGGCCGGTGGCGTCACGATGATGCGCCTCACCGAGCGTTACGCCGATTACCTGCAAGTCGGCTTCCTTGGGTTCCTGCGCTTCGACGGGCAGTTGCTCGACGCTGGCACGCACCCAATCGCTGCGTGGCAGAACTCCGCAACATAACCGACCGGCAAGCCGGGCCGCACGCCACCGATCGCGTGTGGCCCGGTTTCTATGCGAACAAACCCGCTTCTAAGAGGAGAGATGCGATGCGAGTGAAGATCATCGAGCCGGTCGCCGGTCACGCCGACGCGCGCTACAACCTTGACGACCATGCCTTCCGGCCCGGCGAGATCGCCGAGCTTGACGATGCGCTCGCGCAGGCGTGGATTGATTCGGGCCGCGCTGCCCTTCCCGATTCCGAGCCGCCCGAGCCGCCCGAGCCGCCCGCGAAGAAAGCACCTGCGCGCGCGAGCTCGCACAAGTAAAGGAAAGCCGCGATGGGATTCCTGACACTGCAAGGACCGGCGATCGAGCCGGTCACGGTGGCCCAGTTGATGGCCTATGGCCACCTCGACCCGAACGAGGACCAATCGTTCCTGTCGATGCTGATCGCCGCGGCTCGCGGGTGGGCCGAAGAATTCACACAGCGCGCGTTTATCTTCCAGACCAAGCGGCTGTTGATGGACTTCTTTCCCGGCTCGGTCAATCCGGCGCTGGTGTCCGAGAGCACCGTCGCGCCTTACGTGTGGGGACCGAACTCGGCGATGATCGGCATCCAGTATGCGATCCGACCGGGCTGGCCAATCGTGCGCGAGGTGCTCGCGCTGCGCTACCAAGACCCCAACGGCGAAACCGTCACGATGGAGCCGGGCCGGGACTTCATCGCCGACGTGGACTCGCAGCCTGCGCGCCTCACACCGCTGCCCGGCACCTACTGGCCGGTCGCTTACATCATCGCCAACGCGGTCGCGGTCGATTACATCACCGGATACGCCGGGCCGATTACGGTCTCGATCGCGCAGGGCGCGAAGGCGATCACCTCAACCTTCAACTTTCTGCCGCGCGATGTGGGCTCGCCCATCTCGATCCCGAACGCAGACGTGGGCGGGATGACTCCGCTGGTGACCACGATTGCGAGCGTGGACGATGCCGGAAACGCAACCGTGGAGCTCGCAGCCGGAGCCGATGCGCAGAATCAGACGACGACCTTTGGCACCGTTCCGGCACTCATTCAACAGGCAATTCTCGCGCTCGCATCCTCGTGGTATGAGAAGCGCATTCCTGATCAGAACGACATTCCCACCGGCGTCAAAGCGCTGCTGTGGCCCTTCCGCGATCTGAGGTTGTGATGCCCGACCAGCCGCCGCAGGGACGCGACCCGCTGGTGATCGATGCGGGTGAGCTCCACCACTTCATCACCATCAAGCGTGCGTCGTCGGCACCCGACAGCTTTGGCAAGTCGATTAACCCGGTTCAGTGGGATGACGTGTACTCGGGATGGGCTGCGATCTATAGCGCGGGTGGCCGGGAAGTCGCGATGGCTTCGCATATCGTGTCCGCCGT